ATTGATCTTCTCGATGTATAGCTTATCCGCCAACCTTGAATCTCTCCCATTCAATTGCTGACTTGATGTGGAATCCACGATTAGAAATTGTTTTGATAATGTCTGCGAGTAGTTCTAGTTTTTCTTGCTGATACGCAAGCTTAAGATTGAGCGCGATGATGTCAGAGTCTGCATCTACATATTGACCAGCATCTGACTTAAGAATACGACCTTTAGGTGGTAGCTTCCAGCCTTTTGCAATGTGTTCCTCTGTTGGACCATCCACATAAAACTCATACTTATCGAGCTTCAACTGTTTCATATCAGCTTCGAGTTTTTTATGAGTAAGTCTTTCTTGAGAAAATATACGATAGTACTTATGATGTAGCTTTGCTAATTCAAGAGCAGCATTACCAAGTTCAGTGCGATCGATCTGTGTATCATCCGACCACAGGTCAAAGATTTCATCAAGAGTCATATATTACACCAGCAAAAGAACTATTATACCAAAAAATTAGAGCGGTGTAAATGTATATCTAAGGAATCTAAAGGTAGCAGTTGCCTCGATGTAATCGATAGCAGTATCACGTGAATCCATAGTTAGATCAGATAATGATACAGGAAAAATATCTTCGAAATCGATTCTCATAACGGGATTCATGGCGCTCGACATGACCATCAAATAACTATCTGACTCTAGACCATCACCAGTTAATTGTTTTCCATCTTCAGCCAATTCTTTATATTGATCGAAATTATCAGGAAAAGATAGGCCAACCAGCCAATTATAAATCTCAATATAGTTACCCAAATCTTCGTTCACTTTAAAAGATACTGCTAACTCTCCATATACGAGATGATCACCATAACGAGGAACGGTTTTGAATGGTGTTGGTTGTTCAATCACAGGAAAACTGACACCAGGCAATGTAACATTCTGTACAAAGAAGTTAAATTCGGGCAGTTTCTTAATGTGAAAACTAAAGCCGACTGGCGATAGCATATTCTTATTCATTGTCATAATAGAATTATACCATGTTTTCTATTATTTATATACAAAAAAAGGGAGGCCGAAGCCTCCCTCAAAAATGTCCCTATCGGGATTCTTTTTATTACAACAGGTTGCTGACCGAAGACATACGATAGTATGCGTTAGTGGCGGCAGTGATGGCGCCATCGGATACAGCAGGAGTACCTTGTACTGAGTGAGCGAAGGGGTTTTCAACAAGACCGTATCGAGTCTTGAAACCAATCTTCGGCTGGAAGGTATCCTGATCGACCGCACGTACCATCTGCAGAGGAACATAGGGGCAGTAGAAGATGCCAGCGTCAAATGCGCCTGCACCCTTGTAGCCGATGTTCATGTAGTTAGTGGTTGCGTAAGGATCGATGTATACGCGATACCGACCGTTCAGTACACCAGCGAAGGTGTTACCAGTGTCGTCGATTGCCAAAGAGTTGCTGTTCAGAGCAGGCGTGTAATCCAGAACACCAGCCATCTGAAGTGCAGATGCAACGTCAGAAGAACAGATGATCAGGTTAGCCTTACCACGTCGAGTGTCCTTAGCTACTTTGTTAGCTTCGCGCTCGATGTGGAACATGAGGCCCTTGAACTTCTCAACTGACCAACGACCTGAAGCGTCAGTGTCAAGATCGAAAGTACCGTTAGTAGTAACAGTGCCTTGCGAACCAGCAACAGCTGCAGTGTTGATCGTACGAATTACTTCGCGGTTGATTTCAGCCAAGATCTCAGCAGCAAGGATGTTGCTGAGTTCAGCTTCAGCGTCAAGACCATGTACTGCTTTCAGGTCTTGAGCGAGTTCAAGCGAGTAATCCGCCTTCAGCGCACGTGACTTAGCAGTTACAGTGACTTTGTCGATCTTCATCGCCATCTCACCGAATGCAGTACCACCATTCTCGCCGAGTGCTTCAGCAGCAGAGGTAGCCATTGCAGTACCAGGCGCACCTGACTGAGAATTGCCAGAGTGAGTACCAGTACCAGAGAAGTCGGTGTCGGCTTCGTCATACATAGCTTCGGTACGAGGAGTGGTGTTGGCACCATCCGGAGCGTACTGAGCGCTAAGAGCGAAGATCAAACCAGTCGGACCAGTCATAGGCTGAACACCACATACGTCATAAGCCATCAAGTTCGGCAGTGTACGACGAACGAGGCTGATAAGGATAGGATCAAAACCAGCGAATTCACCGTTGGGTGAAGAACCCATACCAGCGCCTACAGCGTTTGAAGGTGCTTCTGAAAGAAGCTGTTGGCTAGCGCCTTGTGCAGCAGCCTCACGAAGAGCACGCTCGGTGTTCTCGAGGACCATAGCGGTAACCATTTTCTTGTGGGAATCAGCGATTTCAGGAAGATCAGGGTGAGAGATCACTGGTGCCCACTTGTTTCGAATTTGTTCATTTAAATTCATGTTAGTGTTACTCCTGTTTATTATTTTGGATATACTTATCTATTTATAAAAAAGTTAACTTCTATGCGTTCTAGAAATTGCTTGGAAGTAATGCTTCATCTCTTCGGGAATAATTTGCTGTCCCTCTTCAGACTCATCATTAGAACCAACAGAAACTTCTTCATCAATTAGACCAGTATGTCCTTCGTTTTCTTGCTTAGACTCAGTGAAATACTGTTCCTTAATGATCTTCAGTTTTTCTGCATACTCTTCAGCGTCAGCATACTCGATGCCTTCAGCCAATGAGCGAAGCTTTTCAACTTGCGTTTCGACTAGATCTTCAGTTACCTCTTCGAAGGCAGCTTCAACGCTTGCTTCACTAATCATAGCATTCAGCTTCAGGTTTTCGGCCTGTACTGATTCCAATGACTCTTCGAGCTCAGCGACTGCACTTTGCAGTTCGTCGATGAGATCGACCTTTTCTTCGGGAACTTCAACGTAGCTCTCGGCGAAAAGATTCTTCAAGCCGTCAATGAATGATTCGGTTGCTTGAACACGGAAGTTGGTCTCGATGGCCACTTCGTTTTCTTGCATCCACTGCTCAACAACGTAGTCCATATACTGTTCTACTTGCTGATGCAACTCATCAACAGACTCGGTGATTTTTTCTTCAAGCTGAGTTTCAAACTCTTCTTCGAGGCGAGCAACTTCGAGAACAACACGGTTCTGAACTGCTGCTTCAAACAGAGTAGAAGCTTTTGCTTTAAAATCTTCTGACAAATCTTCTTGATCAGCAAGAAGCTCGTCCATATCTTCCTTCATGGCTTTAGCAGGAACAGCAACACGAGGAGAAGGTACACCTGCTCCGCTATGATTTACTGACGCTGCATTCTTGCCAGAAGTATCGGGAACCGAATCAGCCTCTTTACCAACTTGGGCAAGAGTCTTATCGAGAAAAGCAGAAAGATCCTGCTTGGTCATGCCAGCAACTTTAGACATCAGATCACCAAGCATCTGAGTTTTGGTTGCTGAAGGCTTTAAAGTTTCAGCCGCACCAGATGAAGCTTCTTCAAGAGATTCCTCTTGCTCAACTACATCTACTGCCTCTTCAACTTCGATTTGATTTTCTTCAGACATTAGATATATCTCCTAGATTATTTTACTAGTTTTAGTATTTATATAAATTAAACTTTTGAAATCTCGTTGAGAAATTTTTCAAACATGTGCAGCTTTGCTTGCTCGCTCAATTTCTTGTTGCGAGCCGCTTTTTGAGCTTCACGCTCGATCTCTTCTACTCGCATTGCTACAGCTTTACCCTGATCCCACACCCATTCGACACCTTCCATAATTCCATTTACGAAAGCATCAGGAGCGGATGGATCAGCGACGATGTCAGCGGCAGTTGCCAAGTAGAAGTCCTCTTGTACTTCCATCACACCGTCTTTTCCTTCTTTCAGGGAACCCATTCCCCTCGATGATACACCAAGTTGTGCACCGTCAGAAAGAAGACCTTCGACGATTTTACCCATCGGTGTAGAAGAAATTTTGGCTTTACCAATAAAGTTATCGCCTTCGCGAACTAGACTGGTAATAATATGAGATACACGATCCAAATTAATTGAAGGACCGTCGGGATGACCGAGCTCGCCGTAAGCTCGACCTTTAGATACGTTTTCATTTACATAACGACCAACTTCTTTTTCGAGGATGTCGGCATTATATCGACGGCCGTTACGATTTGGAATATTGCCTTGTAGAAAGATACCTTCGATGAACAAGCTTTTCTTGCCGTCAGCATTCTCTTCTGTCAATACTTTTACTGATTCGGTGATTTCTGTAATAAGTTTCATGTCTTGTCCTTACGAGATATTAAATGCTACGCTTGTTGCTTTAACTGCTCCGGGAGATGATACTAAATTTTCATCAGATGCTTTTTGTACAAAAGTAATAGCACCGTTGGGCAGTGTAAATCCAAATCCTGTTTCTTGATTTGTGATTAGAGTATCTGCACCTGAATCGTTATAGATTCGAACACAAGTAGCATCGCTTACAGTGTTAGCCGTTGATAATGCCATCTCGGCAGCTTTTGGTTTAACAATCATTGTTATATTCCGTATTTATTTACAAATAACTATTATCTACTAATACCATGTCGAAGTCGCATGATACAGTATTGTTTGTGCCGCCAGTAATTCTGACATCAATATTAGATTTCTCAGTAATCTTCAGTGGCGTAACGAATTGTGTTTCACCTGTACCAGAATACAATGAAATTGTCGATTGTACTCTAAACACACCACCCATCGGTCTTACCATCAATCTAATAATACTCGACGTCTGCTTTGACGACGACACTCTTAAATTCGATAGGAACGCTGTCTTGCCAGCTGGAACAGTATAAACAGACATTAATGTCTGACCAAATCCAGCAGCAATTTCACCAACTTTAGCACCTGCTGTATTGATGCTAATCGTTCCTACGTTCGTAGTACCACTTGCAATATATGCTCGATGCACTACAATAAATTCTTCTGCGCTTGCTGCGCTAGCTGATGTACCAGCTAATGTAAGTGTAGATTCT